CAAAACCATAATAATAAAATTAAAAAAAAAAAAAACACAAAAATAAAGGCAAATGATGGGCAAAAATTACTAGAAAAAAGAAGACAAGTAAGAGTACATACTCTTAATAATCTAAAATCTATGATTAATAAAATTAAAAAATAATTTGTTTTTTTATTTAAAAATTGATATATATAAGATATAGATTTTATTAATATATAAGTAAGGATAGAATGTTTGAAAAGTATACCTTTGATATTAAAGACCCTACAAATAAACATAGTTTTGAAATAAATAATATGGATTTAGCTATTGTGAATGGTTTAAGACGCACAATTCTTACGGATATCCCAATTCCAGGAGTGATTGGAGAAAAATTAGATAAGGATGAACCAACAGTTAATATTATTACAAATACAGGTGCCTTACATAATGAATTTATTATACACCGCATCGGCCTTATTCCAATATGTTTAACAGAAGAAGAAATTGAAATATACGAGGATAATAGTTTGAAGATTGAGTTAAATGTAAATAATGATGGTAATAAAACGCTAAATGTTAAAACAAGTGATATTAAAGCTACTATGAATGACGAAGAGTTGTCTGAAAAAAAATTAAAAGAGCTTTTTCCACCCAATAAAGTATCTAATGATACTATTCTAATTACTAGATTAAGACCAGGTGAACATTTACATTTTAAAGCAAATGTTGTAAAAAGAACAGCACGAGATAACGCATCTTTTAACCCTGTATCATTATCTAATTTTACATTTATTGAAGAGCCATCAGAAGCATCAAAATACGATAATATTTTAGATAAAGAAAGATGTTATTATAAAAATAAATATGGTGACCCTAACAAATTTAGATTTGATATAGAATACATTAATATTAACGTAGGGCCGAAATATTTGATACCTAAATCATTAGATATAATGATTGAAAAACTAAATAATATTAGACAAGAATTAGTTAATTTGGATGCTTCAACAAAAATTAAATTGCAACAATTTCAAGATATAGAAGGATGTTATGAATTTATTATTGAAAACGAGGATGATACGATAGGGAATATTATTCAATCATTTCTACATAATAAATATATTCGTGAAAAAAATAAATTTAATGATACAACATGTGTATATGCTGGTTATATTTGCCCACATCCATTAAAACAATTAATGATTGTGAGAATTACACTAGAAGATGTTACAGAAGAGAAGACTGTGATATCATTCTTTGAAGCTAATTGTAAAGACATCATAGATACTTTGTCAAATATTAAAATTAATTGGAATAAATTCTCAATTGAAAATAACATTTCGTAAAATATAATTATTTTATATATCTTTGTATTAAAAGAGAAAGCGATATCTTGAATGTCTATTGAAATAGAAAATAATATTTATACTATTGAAGATGAAGAAATAGATGACATTGAATATTTGGAAATATTAAGTTTAGATGAAATCATTAAAGATAACCCTTTTTTTATTGCATTATCCCGTAATGATATTTATGAGAATTTACATGAAATGTTTCAAAATAAAAAACGATCCGAATCAGTAACACAACTATTTTATGATATTTTAGACTATAAAAAAAGTGAAAATGGTAATTTAGCTAATTATGACAACTATATATTTGAAGCAGAAGCAGAAAAGGTAGATAACGTATTATTATGGGATGAATTAAGTGAAGATGTTGCTAATTTTAATAAACTAACAAGATTAGATACGATTAAGCACGAAGAAGCGAAGAATAGATATTTTTTTTCAATTAAATACGACAGTAATTCTAAAAATTTAAAATTTAAACCTTCATCGCGCATAAATGCTATGATAGAGCCTTATGAAAAAGATTATCCAGTATATTACCCTATTTATCCCATCGATGATGTGAATTTACCAATATTATCGGCATATTACAAAATACCAGTATCTACTGTTAATGATTATATATATACAAAAATCGCAGCACACCTTAAAAATACAACAAATATTAGAAAAGTATACTCTGCTAAATACAAAAATGTTGCTAATTTAGTTAAAGATGTGACACCAAAAATAGATGATATAATTGAATATCTCAAAGATTGCTTTGCTCTTGATTATAGCAATATTGATAATGTTTTTAAACGATTCGGACATTCATTGGATTTTATAAATGATAAAGATTTTGAAATTTTATGCGAACATATGAAAGGTCTAACAAAATATGAAAAAGAACGCAAGAATTTTAATAGAGCATACAAAATTAAAAAGAGTGATATTATTAATAAAAAGTTAACATTTTTTGAAAAATTATCTTCATCTATAAAATTAGTTAAACTTGATGAAAAGACACTAAACTTTTTAGCTAATCTTAAAGACTCTCTCGAAGACTACCGTGTGAATAATATTATATCAGACGAATTAGTTGATATAAAAACAATTAATGTGCATAATATTATCAATTCAATCCATTTTAATGATGCTAACCCTGACGAAATACTTAAAAATATAAGAACTTCCCTTAAAAATATTAATATTAATGAAGGTATTGATGCTATAACAAACATTATAAATACTCACGAAAACGTTGAGAACATAATAGATGAACATGAATATATGAAAATCTTATTTGAATATTCAAAAGATCATTTATTTGATTATGATAAGGGTGGAAAAAACTATTTATTATCTTATCGTGAAGCAAAAGAAATAAAAGAAGGCGCTGATAGAGATAACTATGAAGGTGGTATAGATGACGAGTTTATAAATGAAAGAATAGATATAGAAGATATAGATAACATAGCAAATGATTTAGATGAAAATATTTATACAAATAAGGCTATAAATAATTTCGATAAGTATTTGAAAAATATTAATTACAAAAATGAAGAAGGTTTTATAGAATACCTACGTATAGTATTAATATTAATAAGTAATATAAGTACAATATCGTGTCTAGAATTAGATTATGAATTATTATGCAATGAGCTTTTTAAATATTACAAAAGTGTCCCTACAAAATATTACAGATATAAAAGAGCGTTTGACGAAGTAGGATTAGATGTTGAACATAAGGCAATCATGGATTTTTCTAAACTAAAATCAGTTATGATAATTGAAGGAATTATCAAAGACCAGGATCCCAATATAACTAAAATTATATATGAGATTAATGAAGAATATTTAAAAACATTCAATAGTATGTTTGCTCTTGCTATATCATTTTGGATTGTTAATTTGCAAGAAAAAATATTAAATAATACAATTATGATTAATGATAATTATCTAAATAATGCTTTTATAGATAAATGGTATCTATATGGTGCGCCTTTAAATAATGCCAAAAACGGCATTCTCCCATATATTTTAGAATGTGTATTAGAAGGTTTCAAAGATGATAATGAATATGGTATAGACATTAATAATATATCGGATGAAATTAAAAAGATAATTTCAGATAAATATAATGATATTATAATTGAACTTAAAAAGAAACATGATTTGAATACTGATAAAAAAAAGATAGAACGTGGTTTAAAAGAAAAAGCGAATCTGTTAAAAAGTTATAAAGAAGGAAATAAGGAAAAATTAGAAAGGGATTTTATAAATGCCCTTATATATATGCCTGGTGTAAATTATAAAAAAATACATAAATATCTCGTGGGATGTTGTTTAAAAAGAATAGACGATACATTTGAAACTGATGGTGATTTAGTTAAAGCCGGGAGAAAAGATTTAATTGCTATTAAGAGATTTTATTCAAATAATCGTGCAACAAATGTGGCAAGAGATTTGAGATACGTTCCTAATTTGGATGGTATAAAAGATGAAATAATGAAAGATGATAATATAAATATTATTGAAATTGATGATTATATTTACAATATTAAGAATGATGACGATATTGTTATTGATTGGTTAGAAACTATGTATGATAGAAATCCATTATTACCAAACAAAATTATTGATGAATTAAAAGATAATTCTAAAAATATTAATAGATTAATTGAAAACAATATAAATATTCTTACTAAAACTGCTAGAATAAATAATAAGGAAATCTTAAATAACCTTATTACCAATAAAATTAATATGAAACAGATTTTATTAAAAATATGTACTATTTTATTTTCATATAAAAATGCTTATGAAGATGATAATATTAATTTATTAGTTGATAATTCTATAAAATATATTAAGGATATACTAAGAGATATTTATAAACTAAATAAAGTAGTAAACGATGATGTGATAGTGGATATTAATAGAATTAACTCATATATATTAAGTAGAGTAATATGCTTGCCATTTAGCCCAGAAAGTGTAGAAAATGGTATTTTGCGCGCAGAAGTAGAATTACCAAATGGATTTGTTGAATTAAGTGCGAAAAATAATTTAAAATATTTGATTGATATTTTTAGAATATCTACTTTTCCAACAATGGAAGAAAATATAGAGTTTATAAATAAAAAAAGAGAAGAAAATAAACAAAAGAAGCTTAGCATATTAAATGATAAAACGGTTGATGATAATCAACTTATTAGTAATCTTAAAAAAGCAGGTATAAAAAATGATTTGATGGATATTGACGAAAATAATGACATTGGTGGTAATATTAATGATATGTACGATAATGAGGAGAAGAATGAAAATAAATTATCTGCAATTGATGAAGATACTGATGACGAAAGTATGATGTATGATGATATGGGGTTTTTATATAGTTAATTTATACAGACCCTAAATTGGCTTCCAAGTCTATTGTAGATTGTAATGTTGAATTATTAATATTTTTTGTATTAATATTACCTTGATTTATATTATTCATAGTAATATTTCTTTTTACTATATTATTTCCGATTGTGCCATTTAATTGTATTGGTAAATATCTATTTGCGTTACCAAATAACTTACCCACATTAGTTTTATGTTTTTGAGGAATATCTTCAAATGAGCAATCTTGTATTAAATTTTCATATTTTACGTTTATTACTTTTATTTGTTCGTTAATATTTGTATCATTATGATCTAATGATTCTATTTCTTGTGATAATAACATAAATTGTTGTGATAATTTTTTAAATATTTCAAACTTTTCGCTTGCTTTAATATTATTAGACAAAGATATGATTAGAACACTAATTGCATTTACAACTATATTTGGGATTTTAACAGTATTAGCATCAGTACTAATACTATTTATAATACATAAAGATGAGTTTGTAAATACAAGTGGTATATTAAATGCCATTTTAATATAGCTCCAATATGTAGCCGTACGTGTACATAATAAAGTCATTGACTCGCATTTATCCAATAATTTATCAATATTAATCATTTACTATATTATACATTATATTATTTTTTTATTAATTTAAATTATTATATTAGAAGATATGGATATTGAAGTAAAGCCAAGCGAATGGATATTACCTAATCGTGTTGGTTTTAATAAATATATATATAATACATTTCATCCATCCAAATATGATAATAAAGTTAAAGACAAATCTTGTGAATGCAAAGGAGATAGCTGTGATATAGATATTAAAACAATATCTTTATTTCCACAACAACGAATTATAAAAGATTATATGCAATTTGATAGTCCGTATAGAGGTATATTACTTTATCATGAATTAGGTTCTGGTAAATCAGCAGCATCTATTGCAGCAGCAGAAGGTTATATCAATAAAAAGAAAATTGTTATAATGACACCAGCATCTTTGTCACAAAATTATGAAAATGAATTAATGAAGATATCTACGACCGGATTAAACTTGAAAAAATCATGGACATTACTAAAAGTTATAAAAACAAATAAAGAAATGATGAAAAAGCTTAATAAATACGCCATTACTGATAAGATTGTTAAAAAAGACGGTCATGTATGGGTACCATTATATGATAATGATATCGATGGTGCAGAAATAGTAATAGAACAAACAAAGTACTCAAAAATACCAAGTAAATACAAAGAAATTGTTGATATAACGATAGGGCATATTATTAGAAATCGTTATACTTTTATTAATTATAATGGATTGACCGCAAAAATGATAAAAGATTTGGGAAAATCCCCCTTTGATGATACTTTTATAATAATTGACGAAATACATAATTTTATAAGTAGAATAGTAAATGGTTCTCGTCTCGCTCGCTCTATATATAATCATATGATGACAGCAAAAAATATCAAAATGGTATTATTATCTGGTACACCAATAATTAATCAACCATATGAAATTGCTACATTAATTAATTTAATAAGAGGTCCTATGAATACTTATGAGTTACAACTTTTAAAATCTTCCAAACCTCCAAACAAAGAAGCTATTATTAAAACATTAAGTGACAATAATTTATATAAATATGTTGATGAAGTTTATTTGGACAAAACAAGTATAAATATTGTTTTGCTTACAAACGATTTTGTTCGCAATTCAAAAGACTTATCGGATATTAAAAAAGAAGCCTGGGGTAAAAATGAAACTGGTATGATTAATGATATTATAAAAGCATTAAATAAAACTGATATTAAAATATCCATTAAGAGCAAATTACATAATTATTATTCGCTACCAAATATTAAAGAGGATTTTGATAAGTTATTTGTTGATGATTCTGATCCCGAAAATATAAAGGTTAAAAACGAGGATTTGTTTAAACGTCGTGTATTAGGTATTTTAAGTTATTATAAAACCACGGGTTCTGAATTTTTTCCCACAATGTTACCGGCTAAGTTTAAATATCTTAACATGACCGGGCATCAATTAAGTAAATATGTTGATGTAAGACGAAAAGAAATGGAAATGGATGACCGCAAAAAACGTTTTGGTAACAAGGGAGGCGCAGATGTTAATTCCGTATATAGAGCGTTTAGTAGAATGGTTTGTAATTTTGTATTTCCAGATAATATAAAACGTGCTTTCCCACAAGATATACGTATGGTAATGAAGAAAGAATTAGTTAAAAATGAAGATGATGATGATGAACCGGATGAAGTTGATAAAAAGGAGATTAATAAGGTTGTTGCAGCACAATATGAAAAACAACTTGACGATGCTATGGATAAATTAGGTAAAAGCGATGCAATAGAAATAGATAATTTAATGAAATTTTATAGTCCAAAATTCGCAGAAATGCTAAAAGATATGAATCAGTCACCTGGAACAGTATTGGTATATTCGCAATTTCGTATGGTAGAGGGATTAGGAGTTCTTAAAGCTATTATGAATAGAAATGGATATGTAGAAATTAATGTTGTAAAGAATGAAGAGTTCGGATATATATTAGAAGATATTGATGTGTTTGATAAAAAATATGATGGAAAAAGATATGTTGTTTTTAATGCTGATAGAACTAAAACAAATATATTAATGAATTTATTTAATGGCGAGTTTTCTTTATTGCCTGATAATATTCGTATGCAATTTAGTAATATAGATAGTATAGATCAGAGATATGGAAAATTGGTAAAAACGATGATGATAACACAGTCTGGTGCAGAGGGAATATCGCTTAAAAATGTAAGACGAGTATTGATAACAGAATATTTCTGGAACTCTGTAAGAATAAATCAAGTCATCGGTCGTGCGGTAAGAACATGCAGTCACGTTAATTTGCCCAAACAAGATCAGAATGTAGAAGTATTTATGTATATTATGAAATTAACAAAGGAACAATTGGCAAATAATCCAACATTAAGAAAGAAAGATAATGAATTAACAACAGATGAACATATATTGCATCTAGCACAAAAAAAAGAAAATTTAGTAAATGTATTTTTAAATATGTTAAAATCCAGTTCAATAGATTGTGTTATTCACGCAAAGAAGAATAAGCCTCTCGTGAATGGTTATAAATGTTATAATTGGCCGATCAATATAAATCAAAATAAATTATCTTATACCGATCATATTATATCTGATAACAAAATTCAACAACATCAAAAATATCAAAAAACACGAAAAAATAAAGGGACTGTTGTTAGTAAAGATGGTATCAAATATGTTATGTTAAATGATAAACTGTATGATTATAATAGTTATGTAAATGCGGGTTTATTATACCCGGCAACTATATAAATAAAAAATATATTACTTTAAATAATACTTATATGGCAAATACCATGAAATGTATTTGCAGAAATAAAAGGAATTTTAAAGTTTGTAAGAAATATTCTAAGAAAAATTCAGTATTTTGTAAAACTCATGCTGATAATAACATCATAATCTATAAAATATATCATAAAATTTTTGGAGCAAAAACACATATAACAATGAATGATATATATAATCTCTATAAATATATTACAGATAATATTAATGAAATAGATTACGAAGAAGAAAAACCCGGATTTCTCTTTATTGAAATGTTAAAGATTATGCCTTATAAAATACTATTATTAATATGTAAAAAATATTTACAAAAAAAAAGATATAAAAAAAAAGAGCTATATGAGTTTTTACATGAATTAAATGAGAAAACATATAAGATACCGAATAAACACAAGATAAAAATAATACAAGATAAATATAAATTTTATTTGTTATCGCGAGATATAGATAGTGATGCTATTATAAATACAGACGATTTGTTTTCATGCGAAGATATTAATAGTATTCCTAAAAATAGATTATTTATAATTAATGATATTGATGGATGTTATGCTTTTGATGTAGTAGAATTGGATTTTTTTATTAAAACATGTAAAGCCGAAGAAAAGGAACCATATAATCCTTATACCAGAACAAAGTTATCTGATGATATTATATGGAAATTAGGTAAATTCATTGAATATAATAATATTATACCAAGGAAACTAGGATATAGATGGGATAATAATATGCATGCGTTTACAGATTTATCAATTGAATTAGAAAGGCGAGGGTTTTATAATAGCCCGGAATGGTTAAATAAAATGTCAATAGATGATATATTAAAGACAGTAAAATATTTTAAAGATTTTTCTTTGGAAATTGAAGAAAGTAATAAATATTTCAATAATATATCAGATAGCAATACTGTATTTGATTTTTGTAAAGACGGTATTAAGATGTTAAAGGAATGTAAGGAAGATTTATATATATTATGTTGTAATTTTATAAAATCTCTTGCGATGTGTTCTAATGATTTCTATGACAATATCCCAACGTGGATGTCAGGAATAAATACAACATCTTTAATATCAAATGTATTTTCAATATTCAATAATAATTATACGGAATCGCCAAATAATTTTTTACTATATTATTATGTAGAATATATGTAATAAATGAATACATATAAAAACAATATTAATTATACTCCTGATTTTGTTTACACTCCGCCCAAAATGGAACAACCAAAAAAAGAATTTGATAGCATTATAGATAACTATATATGTAAATTTAAAACAGCATTTTATGGTGGATTATTTTTTGTTATATTATCATTACCTATCGCATATAAAATACTTGAAATGATAGCTAAATTAATATCAAATAATATTGAGCTATTTGACGAAGATTATAACGAACCATTGCCTTTGGGTAGATTTATTATGGCTATTATAATAAGTTTAATATTATTTATACTATAAAAAAATAAGTAATATATATAATGAATTATTAATTTAAATATTTATTTTTTCGCAGCCTTTTTAACGGGTACCTTTTTAACTGGTTTAGGTGGCTCAGGTTCCTCTTCTGCTTCTTCTTCTTCTGCTTCTTCTTCTTCTGCTTCTTCTGCTTCTTCTGCTTCTTCTGCTTCTTCTGCTTCTTCTTCTTCCTCTTCTGCTTTTTTAACTTCTTCATTTGATTTAATAGCATCAGTATCTACTTCAATATCATCGTCATCATCATCTTCTTCTTCAACTACTTCATCGTCACTCTCTGGAACAAATGTTGGCTTTGCCGAATTAGATAGTTGAAACTTACCAGATACAATCTTCCAACTACATCCAAACATACCAGCAGCAAACCAAATTCCATTTAGCTGAATAATAAATTGAGCTCGCCCACCTTTAAGATTACTAACATATTCGGTAAAATCAACTTCCTTATTGTCCATATCATAAGCATCAAATTCAAACTTGCTTTCAAGAGGATTATAAGGAATCTTGGCCTTGAATGTTGGTGGATATTTGTTAGCAATTTCACCCGTTTCTCTATCTTTATCGTGCTTAATAATTGGAGTAAACATATTAGATACGGTATCTTTATTTCCACCATAATTATTCTTAAACCAAGCAAGGCGATTAGCAAAAGCATCTTCAATAATTTTTTCTTCAAGCTCCTTCATTTTATCATGAAAGATTTTGATCTTAGGATTCTCATCAATACCCTTGAATGATACTGTAATATCATATTTAGGGGGTTCATCTTTGCGCTTGGGGTCATCTTTAATGAACTTTTGATTATCATTAACACCATAAGGAATATTCATAACA